GGGATGTGTATCTTCAGGTATTTGCGGTTTTGAATCATCATCAATATCAAAATATTGTCCATCAAGTTCAGCACATTCAGAGCATGTATTCGCTTCAAGAGTTGCACAATACATCTGTTTTTCAACGCCTGCACTCTCTCCAATATCATCAATGGCTTGACTTTGCACTCTTGCATTTTCTGTATTCACAAGACGTTGGCTTTCATATGCTCCCACATTAAACGTATGCTGAATATCCTTACCGAGCTTGTCTATAGTTGTTTTGCCATTCATTGCATCAACTATACCTTGCTTAACTTTATCAGCCACAGCGGCTTTATTTTGCCATATACGACTACTGAATAATTCTCCATCAATCGGATTATTTACAGCAGCGTCAATATATTCTTTCTTGAGAATATCAAATTTCAAATTAATATTTAGCCCTGAATCCATAATATAAGCATTTTTATAATAAGTATCAGTATAATTTTTCTTTAAAATATCCGTTACCTGATTAACCTCTGTACTTCCCATATCCTTGGCCATAGCGGTTAATTTATTATTCAAACCACTCAAGATATTGGATTTTTGAGATGGAGTAACCTTTAAAAGACCATCTGCAGCATAAGTAATGTAAAGTAATCCTAAATATTTATGAAGTTCTGTTAAATGATCCTTTTGATTTTTATAAACAGTTTGCATTTGCTGATCTGCAAAATTATCGGCATCCTGTTTAATCTGCAGTATTAGACTTTGGTACTGTTGATTTAGCTTTGCCACCTGTATCACCACCACTCAACAATTGGCTTCCAATACTATCAGCTTGATTTTCTTTCTTAAGTTCAGCTATTTCATTATCTACATTATCAACAAAACTTAATTGTGCAAGTCCAGTCTTGAGCGATAATTTTCCATTAAGTTGAGAAATTATCTGTGCCATCATCAGATCATCTGTTGGAATATTAGGAGTTATCTTAATGTCAATGTCTTTCCAGTCGTAATCCTTATTTTGTTTAATCTTCAGGTATTCAAATAAGAATTTTAACCTTACCTTTATGCAATCAATAAGAGCCTGAATATTATTTGTGCATTTCTCTTCAAGTCCTATAAGACGGTTTCTTAATGCCAAGCTTGAAGTATTGGAAACTAATTTTTCATTATTATTAATATGGCTGCTTAACTGATACATTTTATCCTCAAGTGTATTTAAAGTATTCTGTACAAAACTATCATTAATCTCTTTTATAAGCCATTTGGCATCTGTATTCTGCCCTGGTAAATCCATAACACCTAATTCCTTCATTTTGTCAATTTGAGTTTTGCCATCTTCGTCTTTGGTTTTATCATCAAGCTTACAATTTTTAAAAACAAGGTATGCGTTACGGAAATCAGATATTTCATTCACCATATCACTTAAGTTTGTTTCATAACCATCCTGCAAACCTTTCAAAATAGCGTATAAACTTTCGTCTACAGTACCAATATTAACTATAGAAACCGGAACCTTAGAGAATATATTAATATCTACATTACTATCAGGTATTTTGGTAAATACATCACCTATGACCGTGTAATGCGCAATATCTTTATCAGTGTAAGCATCAGCATATATGGTTTTCGTTTCATCAAATTTTTTAGTAAAGAATCTAATAAATAACTGTATATTTCCAAAATCATCTTGAAGAATATAACTATCAAGTGGAGTACAAATTAAGCTATTGAATAAACCTTCAGAATCCACATAATAGAGTTCATAAGCTTTATTAAAAATTAACGCCTGCTTGCATAATTCTTTATTATGTTTTTCCCTCCAGTGCCTTAAATTTGCCCTTATATCTTCAATCACTTCTGAATTATCAGAATGGCTTGAATAAGTAACCTTGTTTCCACAGCAATAGGACGCTTCCTCATTAACAAACTTCTGGATAAAATTGCATTTAACTTTAGTATTGGCTCTTTTAGTAATCATCTTATAATTTTGCATTGCATCAGTTTTGCCGTCGTAGTACCTTTGCATATTCATATATGTTGTCAACTTCATATCGAAATCCTGTTTGCATTTTTTCAATAACTCCAAATCTATCATGTTTTCACCTCCTACAGTCCCAATTTTCTACGGTCAAAGAGCTGCACCTTTTGTATAACTTCTATATTTTCAATCCTGTTTGCAAATTCAGCCGTAATATCAGCAGCATCATCATGTTCGGTAAACTTTTGCCCTGCAAACTCCATAATCTGATTAGTAAAATCTTTATCCTCTTCAGCAAAAATAATCTGGCCTTTATTCATGACCGGAATGATTGTACTGATTTTATCATCTTTGTTTTTACGCTGCATTTCATTTATAATAGTTAAGTTTCTATATTTCAAAACATTATCTTTATTAATTTTGAGTTCCAGTTGGTTTGCATCAGCGCCATTAAAAGTATTTTTTTCAATATAAATATGAGTTATTTGTGTATATTCTTTCAAAAGTTTAATAGCATGGTCAATATATTTATCAAAATCTGTCCTGGCATTTATCTTTGCAAGTTCAGCTCTGCGCCCATATTTCAATCCTGTATCGCTTTGAGAGCCAACCAAGTAAGCACAATAATCTGATTTCCCGTTTGCAGTTGACGCGGGATCCATCAATAGCATTGTTTTAATAAAATTATGAGTTTCAATTGTTGCTCTTGACTCAGTATTAATAACTTTGAACCACTTTTCGCCGATACTATTGACATCACCCTGCACCTCCTGTTTAAATGAAGCAGGATTTTCATAATAACTTAATGCCATATCTAAACAGTTCCAAAATTCAGCCCACAGCAGTGGATACTGCATATCTTTTTCATGCTGATAATAAAATTCTTTAGCATCCTCAAGGTGATTTTCATTTTTGAAATTAAAAAGGATGCCCTTAAATTGCTTCCATAGACCAGTATTAAAGTAATGGTCAAGACCATTAATCTTTTTACCGTCCTTGTCTATGAAATCATCAATAAGAACACCCTTTTCATTCTTAAATTTCCATGTTGGCTGTTTAAGTAACCTGCTATAGAAACATTCTTTATGCTGCAATGTACCAAGTGCAATGAGTGCCGTACCCTTTTTTATTATTTTACCGTTACGGATAACAGGCTTTTGAACTGCAAACTTAACATCATCTGAGTATCTTTTCCATTTCTTCTGTCTTGCTTCATCAGTTCGTACATCATCCTCACTTTGATAATCATCTAAGATGATTAAATCCGGCCTGCAGTTATCATATTTTCTTCCTCTCATTGGGCTTGAACTTGCTATTGATTCAATAAAAGTCTTATTTATAAATTCAAGCTGTGTACTATTGCAAATATATCGTTTATCCTTATCATCAAGTAGCTTTCCGAAAGCATCTTCAATATAATTATTTTCAAGAAAAGTATTTTTAATATCTTTGATAAATTTTTCAGCAGTTGTGCCTATATCAGAACAAATTAAAGTATATTTTTTTAATCCGTATGCATGTACCCAACATACAGGACCATAATTTCCAAATGCAGATTTTCCTGTACCTCTTGGGAGAATATATCCTCTCTGATTTGCACCATTACCAATTATAGAATCTTGAATATTTCTCCAAATCTCTTTATGAACATCAGCAATGGGAGCTGCTGCATTATCAGGTTTAGGTAAAAACGTATCCTGAAGGAAATACATACAGAAAAATTCCAAAGAACGTTTACCTGCGGACCACGCAAGACCATGATAATCAAATAAATGATTTTTATATTTGTGCATCAGGTCCCGTGCTGTCTGTTCATCATATAATTGACTTAAATATTTATATAATAACTGTATATTCTGTTTTTCTTCCTGTTCATCTTGCATCATAAATCAGTCCTTTTTATCATTATGAAACCAATTACCAATAGAATTAGCTAATATGGCAAGAATAATAAATGTCATCCATGGATGCATCATACACCATTCTTTCATGTTATCACCTTGTTTAAATTATTTGGTGATAGAGAGTGGAGTCGAACCACTGCTTTCGGAGTCTTGTTATCGCGCGCTTCTCCATTGTCTACCGTTGGCATACTCTATCATATTAAAACGGTACCTGTTTTTATCAACAGATACCTTATCTATTTAGGAGGGAATACTTTCGGAATTACCTGCACTGGCAACCCCGATTTCAAAAAATTATTGTAGAAAATATGATGTCCTTCCCCGGGCTATCCGAGCTACCCTGATTTAGAATGGTACAGGGTATTATGCACACATTTCGCTAAATAAAATTTTAGCGAAATTGTTGAATGACCTTCAAAGCCTTATTTTATCTGTGTTTCAACAATTCAATGATAATCAATTTATTTTATACATTATAATTATTCATTATTTAGTTGATTATACATTACTTATACATGTTTCTATTCATTACTGTTATGATCAACTTCATCCAGTTCCTTATCAAGAATATCATCATCAATTGAAGTCTTATCTTTCTTATCAGTTACCTCAAGTTTAGTGGTTGCCTTGCCAAGTCCTCTGTCCAATAGGTCAATAGCAGCGGCAAGTTGAGTCTTTTCATATTTTCCCTCAAGTAATGCTATTAACTTATCCGCGGCAACTGGTGCAGCATGTTTTAATCTGCTTGCTGCCGCATCTAAAAAGTCTTGTTGTTGTTTGTCAAGCTCAGCCTTAAATTCTTCATTCTTCAGCCAGTCATAAATTGTACATCTATTTATTTTTAACTTTTCAGCAATATCAACCTTTGTAATACCTTTACACAATAATTCAATGCACTTAATCTGATTCTCAGTTAACATGTTAGCACCTCCATTTCTAACCCGACACTATATAAAAAAAGCACCAGTAGTTTTTATTACCAATGCTCTTAAATTTCATTTATCGTTTACCTCAATTATATCACTTATAAAGTAAAAAAAGTTCTCATGTTTTTATCATCTTTTCTATGACAACTCTATGACATGTATGACAAGTTTGCAAATATATCTCAACCATTGGCACATCTATGTTATGACAGGTATGACAGAATTTTTTACTCTTTTCTTTCTTATATATACATATATATTATATATTCTTTTATTATTATATTTATATTTAACTTTATAGAAAAAAGTTGTCATAGTTGTCATAAGTATTAAAGAATGTAGATATATCAAGGCTTTAGAACAATGACAGCTTTTAAAACTGTTTGTCATTGACTTGTCATTCCTGTCATATGGATAATGATTATTTTTATCTGTCAATTGAATTAATTCTGCTGTCGCTTATTCATTACTATTAAATAGCGACTAAAAATCAAAGCATGAAAAAAGCACCGATATAAAATCAGTGCTTAAATCCTTTTTTACTTACTATCATCATAATCCTTTTAACCTAACATGTAAATAACATCTTTTTAACACATATTTATCATACTCTACAATAAAGATTTTACACCATCTACACCAAACAATGGAACACTCAGTTCTCTAATCATTTCGTTTTTCCAACGCCTTATTGTCATTTCACTACAATTCAATTCCTCTGCTGCCTTTTCAAAACCTTCTTCTTTTAAATATACTTTATCTATTACTTCATATTTCTCAAGCTGCCCTTTTTCATTCATTTTGTTCTTTACATATTGCAATGCCATGTCTATTTGCTCTACCATTATGGCTGTTCTTATTCTGCTTCGCCTTATGGAATGAATATAAAGGTCATCATCATCCAAATCCTCAGGATCGATATTAATATCATCTTCTATATCCTTAAAACTATCTTTTGAGTCATTACTATGTTTGATAAAACTATTATAATTTTTTAATAGCAGTTCCGTGTTATGAAGCTTTTTATTCTTCGCTTCTTTTTTCTCTTTATCAGTATACCTCTTTATTGCTGCATCTGCTGCCATATTTGCTATGTCCTCCATCTTCATGAATATCCACCTCCCCGGATAAAAAGTTATTGATTTTTTTCTTTTCACTTCGTAACTGTCCCAACTTATCCCATTGTTTTTTATGCACACATTCTCTGATTTGCTTGTCTATCTCTGTAGCTCTGTCACGGTATATCTCACAAATATTAAACTTCATTTAAACACCTTCTTTGAATCCATTAAGTATTTCATCACCAGTCATTGAACTTCCTGAAACGCTTTCAAAATCATTTACTAAATCACTTAATCCTTCAATAATTTTTAAGTATTCAGGAACCCATTTTCTCAATTGTTTCTCAGTAGCTCTTTTATCATTAATGTATCTCTCAGCAGCCTTTTCTCTTTTTATAAGAGCATTGTATAATGATTTTATCTCAGTAACGGTCATTTAATCACCTCGAGCATATGAAACGCTTATCAAAATTAGCACATATCTTTTTATCTTTACATCCATAACAACCAACTTGTATATTTTGCTTAATTAATTGCCTGGTTTCAATTCTTTGCTTTCTGTATTGCGAACAATTTTCATTAAATTCATTTAATAAAAACTTAGTTTGCTTATTAATCAGCCTTTGATATTTATTCATATTTCAATCTTCTTTCCACAGTCATTCGGATTATTCTTGCATGTATGTAAACACTCTGATGCTCCATTACAAAAGTAGCAGCATTTATCTTCGGTTGAACTCTCTTGAATTTCATCTTTAGGCTCACATAATGTAAATGCTAATGCTGCAACACAACCACCAATTATCAAGCCAACGATAAAAGAAATCATGAGTTATCACCTCTATTACGTGTTTTCTTTGAATTGCGAACATAAAAATACCGCAAAATTCATTTCTGAATATTGTGGTATTTTAGATTTTTTAATTTGTTTTATTGGTTTGCCATATTAAGAATAATGGAAACATCTCAATATTTTACTGTTGTGCTGCTTAATAAAGAATATTATGATATATTCACTCAAAATCAAAGCCTGTGCGTCAATTATTCTTCAATATAAAGATTTTAAACAAATTTTTATTTGTCATTCAGTTCGGGTAAACGTACAAATATATAGTGCTTTGCATATTCAGAACCAGTATTATAGAATCCGAATGATTCGTATAATTTCATTGCATTTTTGTTCCTCTTGTAGCATTCAAGCATTATAGGCAAGCTATCTCCTCCAGGATAATCTTTTATTTTATTTAGGGCAAGATTCAATGCTTCTCGGCCTATCCCCCTGTGTTGAAAATGCTTATCTATAAGAAATCCCCAAAGTCTGTATACATATTTATTTTGCTTTAGTATATCAGGTTCATTACTACCAACAGGCCCACGTCCCATTAGTATAATTCCTACTAATTCTCCATCGCTATATATTGCTGATGCAAATCCAGGATAACCAACTTGAGTTCCTGCATAGGCATATGAAAGTGTCACAACAGGTTTTTCAACAAATTTACGTTGATAGTACTTTGACTTCAATTTTATTATCTTATTAATATTTTCAAATGTAATATCTTTTAGTTCAACCATACGCTCATCCCCCATCATATAAATAATCTTTACTCCGTCATATCATACATTTGTACATTAACTTATAGAAATTATAACATATCGGTTACCATATGGCTACATTTATGGATAAATCTTAATACCGCAATATTCAGTTTTCAAAGAACACTTTTTAAATATTAATTTTCATAAATAATTCGCAATATTTTCAGACTACGAATTATTTGTCTGACATTATATAAACTTTAATTGCTTGTACTTCCATCCATAGGATTCTTGAGCTTTTGCCTCGGTTATCTTAAAACCTTTTTTATAAAAGTTTCTGCCTTTGCTCAGGTTAAGAGACCAATATTCGCATCTGTCAATTATTTCAGGTCTTACACATTTATTTAACTCAGAACATTTCTCATAAAAACCGCAGCATCCAAATTTATCATTCATTCAATCCACCTACCTTATATTCATTTTTTCTTGGTATGGTACAGGTTTCGACTGCTGATCCACAATTCCAATGCCGCTCCAATATCGATTAAAACTATTTCTTGTCTGTGTAAAGCCTTTATCCTTCAGCTTCTTTGTGAACTTGATGCTGCTTGTCTCATGTACATTATTTTCATCACACCATTTACAGTATTCTTCATATAATCCGTTAACCTTTGCTGTGTATTTTTCTCCAACAAAGCAACAATCATCAATGAACTGCTGTATAACATCCATTTCATCCTTATAATCATCAGTCGCTGCCATTACTTTTGCAGGTGTCTTAATTCCTTCTTTCTGCCATGCCAGGCATCCTTCCACAGCCCAGTTTAATATCCCGGACAACTCTGGAACTAAACATTTTTCAAAAAAATCTTCATCTTTTTCCGAATCTGTAAATGTATGTGTGAATGGAATAAGCCTTACACGCCTCCATATTCCATAATTACTGCCCTTTATTCTTGGTTTTTCATTGGTTCCAATCCATATTTTAAATTGTGGCTTTAACGGAAATTCTTCGCCATAAAGGTAACGAACTGGAATTGTATCACCACCAGTAAGCGATTTCATAAGACTTTCATCAAATGTTTGTCCCTCATTTAACTCTGAAGCTACAACAAACCGTTTCCCCTGAAGCTTTGCTAAGTCCCCTCTGGCACCATCATCATTGTAATGGGTCATTAACGATGATCCTTTTAAACTGTCAGCATAATCTCCTGTTATCATTCTTATTGCATTTAGAAAAGTACTCTTGCCATTTGCGCCATTACCATATAACATGTAAAAACATTGTTCATCTATGGATCCGGTTAAACTATACCCGATACTTTTCTGAACGTATTCAATAAGTTCTTTATCTCCTTCAAAAATTGTTTCAAGGAATTTTGTCCAATTTTCGCATTTGGCTTCTGGATCGTAATCAATATTTACGAGCTTTGTAATGTAATCAAATCTGTTATGTTCTTTTAGTTTTCCAGTTTTTAAATCTAGTTCGCCATTTTTTAGATTCAAAATGAATAAATCATTATTTGTTTCTTGCATAATTGCTTCTGGCTGGCTCTTAACTTGATTAACCATTGCTTTAATTTTTGCATCATTTTCGCTGCGCAAAACGAATGATTTTATTGATTTTTTCTGATTCTCTAAATCCTTATCCCCACACGTTATTATTGCCTCTCCCTCTTGCTGTAACTGGCGTATAACGTTTTTTGCAAGCTTATAAATTCGGTCGCAATTATCTTCTCCCCATTTTTTATTATCCCAAATAAAAAATTTTTGACGGATATGTGAAAACCTAATGTTCATGCCGTATACAGCTATCAACCTTTCAGCATTTCCAACGTCAGAAAAATTATAATTAGTTAACATAATATTGCGCTTTTGCTCTGTTTTATGCGCTTGATTTTTTATATTTTCAGTATTTTTTATTATGCTTTCCAACTCTTCTTTTGTATGCCCCTGCTCTAACCAATCAGAAATATCATTTTTTTCGGGGACAGAAAGATCAATACGTTTTAAACTGCTGACAATATTAATTAAATTATTTCGTACACTATCCATGTGTGCATGCCCCGGATTATCATTATCCGGAATAATAATCACATTGGCATCTTTAAAATATTTATTATATTCCTCATGCCATTTAGATTTTTGTTTACTTCGTGATGCACCGTCAAAATTACAAGTTGCTACAAATCCTAACTTTACAAGGTTATCAACATCTTTTTCTCCTTCAACTATAAATACTGGCTGTTTGTCCTTAACAGCCTGGATAAGTTCCGGGAGCCTGTAAAGAACAGGAGCTGTCCCCGGAAACTCCTTTGTTTCAACTCCCTTCCTTTCTTTTTTGCTCCAGTTATCGCTACCAGAATAAGTTTCATAATAAGTGCCAGCTTCAAGGCCCCAAACTGTATGGCCATCAATAGCCCTTCTTTGAGTAAAATTCTTTGGTCTTTTAGGTGTTGCATATCTTATCTTCTCAAATAGGACCTTTCCTGCTTCATCCTTATACTCATATATAGCCTTAATATCCATACTGCTTTTCTTAGCTGATGTAATTGCCTGCTTATCAAATAAATCGCTTACCTTGAGTCCCACAGCTTCAAGAACGTCTCTTGTTTCGCATCCAGCGTGACAATATATAAGTGTTTTATGCCCCTTGCTGTCATATGAAATACTCAAACTTGCTTCCTTATCGCTATGAGCAGGGCATACAGCCTTGCATGTATCTTGTGTCTGCTGTTTTATTGTGAAGTGTGATTTTATTTCTTCATAATTCAATATTCTCAACTCCCGTCAGTTCTTAAGGAATTGGTATAAGTTATAACGTAACGTGTAATATATCCTGTTTCCACTATATTTTTTATCAGTAAATATTGTTGTAAATCCATAACGGCTCTCAAACGTTAACAAGCTACCAAGCAATGCTTTAGGGTCATACTCTGACCTGTATTGATGATTAATAATATTTGCATATCCGTTTGCGTCCTCAACAAGTAAAAATATCTTTGTGCCTGCTCCCTGTGCTCTTATAAATTCGCTTTCAAATCTCAGACGGTCCTTAAAACTGCTTGCAAGTTCATCAATGCTGTTTTTCTTTTCTATCGTTACAGGAAAATAACAATCTCTGTTTAGACCAAGTTCTCTATTTGCTGTGAGCTTTACTGAATAATCTCCTGCATCAAGCTTTTTAACTTCATATTTTACTTTTTTCTTTGTGAAATAATCTAAGATGTGTTGGTTCTGCTGCTCTCTTGTATCAACAATAATTTCAAGATTCTCTGTTAAGAGCTTTTTTATCTCTGCATCCGAGAATTTATATTTTAGGTCCATGAAATCACCTCTGTCATGCAAAATTGATATAAAAGCGGGCTTTGTATCCCGCTTTACTTTTTGACTATCCTTTTCTTTAGTTCTTCATTTAATCCAAGCTCAATCCTTGCTTTTTTAAATGCCTCATCAACGCTGCAGCTATCTCTGAAATATATCTCAACAACTTTATTTATAATCTCTTTGTTATCCATTTGAGCACCTTTTAAAATGGAATGTCATCCGGGTTATCAACTGGAGTAAAGTCAACATCACCGACTTTTTCTGTACCTTGTTTCTTTTCATTATTTGCAGGCTGCTGATTTCCTTTTTTTGATTCAAGGAACTGAACATTATCCGCTATAACTTCTGTTGTATATACTTTCTGCCCATCTTTATCATAGGAACCTGTTTTGATGCTTCCTGAAACTGCAATGAGATTTCCTTTTGTAACGTAATTTGCAACATTCTCAGCAGCTTTTCTAAATACACGTACCGGAATAAAATCTGCTTCTCTCTTGCCGCTTTGATTAGTATAATTTCTATCAACTGCAATCGTAAAAGATGTAATTGCAATTCCATTTGTTGAAAACTTTAATTCAGGGTCCTTTGTCGGTCTGCCTATTAAAACAACTTTATTTAAACTCATGCTTTTGTCTCCTTTGGTTGGTATCTCTCAAGACCTCTGTATGTTCTTGCATATTCATCACGCGTTAATGCCTTGACCTCCGTCTTCTTGAAGTTTTTCATTATGGTATCTTTTATACCTTTTGATGAAACGCCTTTAGATTCACCAAGTTTAAATAAATCCTGAACTTCTTTATCTGTTATGCCCTCAGTATTATCAAGTTTATTTTGAAAGGCATCAGGGTCATCTTTATCAGTAGCAATATTGAAAAATTTAAGAAGGAAATATTTCTCTGCGTATGTTAATGCTTTGCCGACTCCTTTTTCTCCTGCTATATCAACGCCTTGTCCATACCACGGACATTCAATTGTTTCATCAGGTTTTTCAGCATTTATCCATACATAGGACATATTGAGTTCTGTAAAATAGGTTGTTGTATGCTTTGTATTACCGTATTTATCTTTTTTCTCGACCATATCACCTGTAACTTTTTCACCCGTTACTTTCGGTATAAGTAACAATTTTTGTTTGTCCATTTCCTCTCTTACTTTAGAAAGGACCTGCGAACTGCTGACATATTTGTATTGTTCTCCTGATTCTATTTTTTGAAGATATGGGACTTTCTTTCGTACTTCAATAAGTTTTTCATATATGTTCACTTCTTGTCAGCCTCCTTGAGCTTTCTGCCGTAATCGCAATAATCAGCAACTATACAATAACCTTTGCATTTTCTGCCGTCCCAGTTTTCCAAGTCTGAACATCTTTCCGGAAGAATTTTTTCATTCAAAGCCTTTAACAATGCGGTACTCTTGGTTTTGAAATAGCTCTTAACTTCATCATCCGGTAGTTTTTTAATTGAAATGAGATATACATTTTCTTTTATGCCTCTGTTTGCCGCGCTGAATGTTCCTCCATCCCTCACAATTGCTTCAATATACATTTGCTTGACAGGGAAGCCTGCGGCCTCAACAAATGTTCTGTAATGGTTTAATTGCAACTCTGCTTCCCACATATCAGGTGTTCCTTGTATAATTTCCTTTTTAGTTTTCTCTTGACCTTTTCTTGTACCACTTTTAAAATATTCACCAGTTCCGACCTCTATTTGCTTATATCCTAATGCTTTCATTACCTTGTAACTTCCCCAGGTTTTATAATCATAAAGAGTTTTGCTCTCTGGATCGTAGAAATCTAATTTTCCTGATGCAAATTCATCATGCAGCCTTTTTTCCCCGAGTTCTCCATCCGCAACATATTGTTCAACCAAGCCATGACCTTTAGTACCCAAAATTCTAAACATCTGATCCCGCGGATCTTCAATCAAATCATCATGGGTGATCTCCAAATATGCCTCTCTTGTGCCTTTTAAAAGCTGTGTTGTTGATGGTGTACCTGTCCAAGGTCTTTGCTCTGCAATTGCTCTTAATGTAGGGAGGGAAAGACAACGTTTCCCCATCCTACAGAATTTTAAACAATCTGATATTTTACATAATCCTTCATCAGGGCATTTAAAACGATTAATCATGCATATCCCTCTTTTCAAACTTTGCTTTTAATGCTTCATATTCCTCTTGCTGTCTTGTTTCGCTTTTGGCTTTTAGGTCTAATTTATCTATACTATTTATTTGCTCAAGGTTTATAAGTTCGCCTTCTCTTAAACTATAATCATAAGCCCATATCTCAATATTGGAACTATCAGTACCGTCAATAGTAACGTCAACAGCCCTGCGTGTTTTGCTATTTTTAACCCAGTTAATAAGCTTTTGCAGTCTGTCTTCTGATTGCGGCATTTGATTCTGAGCTTTTGTTCTTTGGATTGTTCTGTTAATTTTTGATTGTTCCACTTGACTATTCCCCCATTTCCTTATATATTTGAATTGATGATATTTTTATTTGGACCTTTTTATAAGGTCTTTTTTTTTGTTGTGTGTGATATGCACTCCCATTAGGTTCAATGCTTTATTGACTGTGCAATCTTCTTTCATTATTGCTACTGCTAATGCCATCCAGTTCTCTTTCAATTATTAATCCTCCTCTTCTTTTACAATTTGTGCATATTTTCCGTCCGTAATTACAAGAGCTACACCAACTTCATGTATTGATTCAGCGCTTTCCAATGTTAACCAATCAGCAATTTCATACTTTTTGCTCATATGTTTTTCACCTTCTTTCATTATTGTTTTTACTCTACCTGTCCCCTTGCTCTTTATAAGCATGTAATCTCCATTATCCCCAACAACCAGCCAATTCTTAGGAATGAGATGCAACTTCTTAAGCATCTTCTTTTGTTTAAGCGTTGGGTTCTTACCGTGTTTCAATCTTGTACCTCCTTTCTATGCAGCCTTGTACTTTATTGCCATTTCTTTTATGATTGCAACATAACCTTCAATTAACTTTTTATCATCAGCAATTACATCCAACACAGTGAGCTTATCTCTCCTTGACTTGCACACGCCCTCATCAGCCATTCTCCTACGCTTATTTGTAAGCCTCGTCATGACATCAACCCCAAACCTTTCATTAAGTAACTTGTAACTTTCTTCTCTTATAACCTTTATATGGTCATATCCTCCAGCATTTAAGGCTATTGCATTTATAAGCTTGGTTGTATCTGCCCTCCAAGAGTTAGGGTTAAGGGTTATTACATCCCGCATATTCTGTATTTCCTGCTTATTATTAGTGTTCAATTTCTTTACTTCCTCAAGCTGTAATCTAATTGCTTTCATTTCCTGCAAACTCTGAATAAGTACATCTTCCATGCAGGCAGGCTTTTGATTAGCTCTAAAATAGTTGTTAACAAGTTCCCTTTGAACTTTCCAAGCTAAATCATCTGTAAGAGATTTCACTAACATAAGATAGCCACTTTCGGTTATTAAATAACTTCCTGCATTATTAATTTCAGATGTACGAATTTCGTACGTCTCAACATCTATGGGTTTAACAAAGAAATAATCAATTCCCTCAATAAAATGAATTTTATTTGAATTAAAATTTCTTTTCGCCGTTCCTTCTGCTCTCTCATGTACAGTATCAATGTCTTTAAAAGTAACAACACGCTGTTTCTTGAACTCTTTTACTTGTAAATCTTGATTGTTGATTTTTACTAAATTATTCATCCAACATCCCTCCTTAACTTGCTGGTGTTATTTTTAATAATTCGTTTTTAATAAGGTCCATACATTTGTCCCTTTCTTGTAGTTTGGCTTTTAGTTCACCAATGGTTTTTTCTAATTTAATTTCTCTTTCACTTTTTGTTCCATTGATTGAATTAGAATATTGATCGATATGTGCCTGACTAAATCTAAGCTCTGTTCCGACTTTAAAACAATTTAATTTCCCCCTTGCCACCTCCCTTTTTATTGTTGCAGGATTGACTTTAAACATCTGTGCGACTTCTTTGACTGTATAATACATAATTTATATTCCTCCTTTACTTGTATTTACGTCATTTTTAAGCAAAAAATTAAGGTCTAAGTCAAGTACATTTGATATGGCTATCAAACTTCTTACGCTTGGAGCGTATCGACCAGTTTCAAGATCAGATATATAACTCCTTGATAGCTTAGCCTTCTTGGCTAGCTCAAACTGTGTAATCCCTAATTTTTTTCTTTCTGTGCTAATAGTTTGTCCGATAAATTTCTTTTGCACTTTTCCCATGTTTTCTCATCTCCTTTACTGATATTGTATTGCTATCCCGTCAATATGTAAAATCATAATTAATTTTAAATTAGCTTATTTATTTAAAATAGCTCTCATTTGCTTGCTTTTCCGTCGAATTGTTTGTCTTCACGTCATTTTATGCGAATTATTGTGCTTGTAATTCCGTACTTAAATGCTATAATTAGATTGTAGTCGATTATACCGACATGGAGGATTTAAAAATGGATATAGGAAAAAGAATTAAATTTTATAGGAACAATGCCGGCTTAACTCAAGAGGAACTTGCAAACAAGGCTTGTATGTCAAGAAGTTATTTAGCGGATGTAGAAAGAAATCGATATAATCCCAGTTTAGATACTCTTGATAAAATAATTTCAGCTTTAAATATAACTAAATCCGAGTTCTACAAAGATGAAGAATGCACTTCTACTGCAAAAGAAACTTCTGAAGAATATGATGACCTCCCTGATGAGGATAAACTTTTGCTTGAAAAAATTAAATCTTTATCGAAGGAAGATGCTCAAAAAATTTTAGATATTATAGCTATATTTGAAAGTAAAAATTAATCTTTAAATATAACTAATAGCTTAGAAAGGGGGGTGAATTCTAATGTCTATTCAAGAACATGAAGACGGCTATTATGTAGAGGCTTATCTTGGTAAAGACCCATTAACCAACGAACAAATACGCAAATACAAATTGTTTTCTCCAAAAAATCGTAAGTCATTAAAGCAAGCGAAAACATGGGAAATCGAAATATTAAATGATTATAAAAACGGAGAACTGGACTTAAATGGTGATATGAAACTATCTAAATACCTCGAGTATTGGTTTGAAACATATGTTGAAACTAATTGTGCATATCAAACTCAAAAACGTTATAGGACGCTTTGTAACTGTATTGAATCTCATATAGGGTATTTGCCTTTGGAAAAAGTAAAAGTACCCGTTATAGAGCGATTTTACGCAGATTTAAAGAAAGAAACTATTACTCTTAAAGATGGTACAAAGAAAAGACGCTATAAAGATGGAACAATACTAAAAACTCATAAAGTGTTGAAACAAGCACTTAATAAAGCAGTCGCTTGGGATATGATAGCTAAAAACCCAGCAGCTTATGTTAAACCGCCTGAGGATGACAAGAGAGAAATAAATACATGGAGTATTGAAGAAGCTGAAGCCTTTTTAGAAAAAATAAAAGATAGTAAGCTATATCTTCCAGTATTTATCGCCTTTCACACAGGATTAAGAGAAGGAGAGATATGTGCATTAAGATGGTCGGATATTAATTTAAAAGAAGGGTATCTAAAAGTTAACCATAACATGGTACAAGAGGGCAAAAAATTAGTTTTAGAAGACCCTAAAACAGATGCAAGTAAAGATACCGTTGCCATGACTAAAGAACTTACAGAAAAATTAAAAGAAGTTCAGAAGGCTCAAGAAAAAATGTCAGATACTAATAAAGGTGAAAATGTAATTAGCTTTAAAAAAGAAAACACATTTGACTATGTATGTTCGTGGGATGATGGCAGACCTTTAAGACCATTATATGTTACTAAAACATTTACTAAATATGTTAAACGATATGGATTCAAAAAAATTACCTTTCATGGATTGCGTCATAGTCATGCGACTATATTATTCGCTAATGGGGCAAGCAGTCATGAAATTTCTAAAAGGTTAAGACATAGTAGAGTATCTACTACAGATGATATATATATCCATGTAAATCAAGAAATAAAAAAATCTACTGCTGATATATTTAGTAAAGCAGTAGATCAAGTCAAATAAAAAATATTAGATATTTTTAATAATCTCCTCGCTGCCATGAGAAGATTATTTTTTTACTGTCCGTGTCATTAGTTCATATAAAGTTCGTACAGAGTTCGTATGAACGGGTTTATTTTCAATTTAAATACTTAGTAAAAATGCTGCAAACCATTGAGTTTACAGCATTTATTTCTTGGAGGCGACACCCAGATTCGGACTGGGGGTAAAGGTTTTGCAGACCTCTGCCTTACCGCTTGGCTATGTCGCCATATTAATTTTAATAAAAAAAATGGAGCGGAAGACGAGATTCGAACTCGCGACGTTCACCTTGGCAAGGTGACGCTCTACCTCTG